AGTCTCGTAGTTATTTCCCGACCATCCAACAGAGGCACGAAAGCCAAGAAGGAAGTCTTGTGCAGAGGTCCAGACGGAGGTGCCGTAGCAATGATGCTGCTAGAAGTCAGATACAAAGCCTTTGCAGCAATGTCTGGTATCTTCAATTCATCAGGCAGCAAGATCCGAATGCCCAGTTGTTCAGGAAGAACATCCTCGTAGATCGTTGGTTTGACAGTTACGCCATCCCTCAAATCAGCCAGAGTTTGTCTTCCAGAAGCATCGTTACCAAAGAACTCAGCAATCCTCTTGAACTCGGAAGCTCTCGGATTGATGTGAATCTCGTGGGCAGTTGACTTGTGTGCAAGGTATTTTTCCTCACCGCTTTTCACGATAAGTAAACCATCCATATTCGGAAGCTCGTAGGACGTTGTAGTCTTTCCTATGAAGGTAGCGATGTTGTCCTCAAGAGCTCCTCCCGTGTTTTGACGCACAGCTGCTTCAAGATAAGACAACTTTGCAGTCAGCTTATCCTTTTGTAGGTTTGCGTAGAACTCATGTGCTTCCAAACGCAAGGCACGTACACGATCCAAGATGACCCTTTTAGAGTGGTCATCGTAGATGATGCTTTCACGAGAAGGCGGAATGCTCAGCTCATCAACCTTGAAGTTGAAGATGGTATTTGAGGTTTTGATGGCCTCTTCACTTTTAACACCAAGGGCATCTAAGTCCAGGGGATACATCACTCGACCTACAGAGATCTTCATCTTCTTCTCAAACGCGTTGTTTGAAAGGAAGGTTCCGTTCACGAAGGCTTTCGCTTTGTTGAGCACAGAGAACCTGTAGGTTCTTGGGAAAAGAGAGTTCTCCATCGGCTCCAAGAACTGCTTGTAGTTGTCGATTTTCAGGAACTCCGGGATGATGATTCCAAGTTTGTCGAAGAGAACAAAGTTCTTATACGCATACTCGAAAACTTCTACAAGGCTCTTGCGGTCCTTGATGGGATAAGTCATCCTGAGACCAGTCTGATACTCTCCATCAATGAAGTGCGTAGGCATGTCTATACCCAGTTCCTTCAGTTTTTCAACCGGATAGCCTTGACCCTTGACTACTGCCTCGGTGTGAATCAATGAAGCCTGATACTGCTTGTAGTATTTTTTCCCGTCAACGTCCTTGTAGATTGTTTCGATGTTGACAATGTCATCGGTGTAAGCAAAGATTGCCTTTGAACCGAGACCGAAACCACCTACCTCTACAGAGTTCCTGGACTTCGTGCTCTTACCGAGCCGACGGAAGATCTTTTCTACAAAGATTGGTGAGAATCCAGTAGCGTAGTCGATGAACTCCAGTTGATCAACAGAGTCGATTCCGGTGACAAATCTCATGTAGAAGTGCTCTACCTGAGAGTGTCTTGAGGCGTTTCTTACGTCGGCCTCATAGATTGCTGGACCGAGGTCTCCATAGTGGAAATAGGAGTTCTTTTGAATGTCGATTTCTTCTTGCGAGGCGGTGCCTTCCCTGATGCGATTCAGTCGCAGGTAGGTTTCACACGCATCGCTCTGGTTAGCAACAGCCTCGCGCACAGCACTTTGCAACGGTGTTGCGTACTGCTTGATGGCTGTCATCATGATGACCTTGATCACCTCAGGTGATCCAGCATCAATCATGTTGACGAAGACCTCTCCACCGGCGGCGTCAAGCTCTTCAGTGGGTTTTTTGAGAATTACCTCCATTGTTTTTTGTAATTTTAAAGTGTTCGAATGGATCCTTTCCAAGGGCCATCTTTTGATGGTCTATGTTCAAGGCTTCCTTTAGTTTTTTTGCGAATAGTAAACCCGAGGGGTCTTTGTCTGCAATGTAGAGCAAGTTGTATCTACTCTGTAGTGTTTCAATAATTTCTTTATTTGGTAAAGTTGATTCATTTTGCAAACCACAGATTGAATATGAAGTGTTTGCCATTATAGCATAAAGGTCTTTTCTGCTATTTACTAGAACCATATCTTTGGAACCTTTTCTGAGAAAGAGGTCGAGAAGTCTATCAGTATTGCCCTTGAAGTTTGACACGAAGAGCTTGTTCTGAATATCATAGACCTTGGAATAAATCTTATTGTCCTTCAGGTCTTGAGTTTCATAAACTACAGTAAGAGGATTAGCTGGAAAGAATCTACCATTAACCTCATAAGAGTGGACACTATAAGTTGCTAACTTAATTAGATGATGTTTTTCTATAGAAGCCTGTTCAAAATATTCCAAGACTTCTGGTGTAAAGTCATCTGCTTTATTTACTACAAGAGTAGTTTCCGGTTTAGACCCAATGCGTTTTTCTACAGGAATAGCTTGTTTGTGCTCGAAATTGTCTCTAATGTAATCGTAGGCTTCATAACGAGTTATGTCTAAGAAACGCTCTACAAAAGAAACAACATCTCCTCCAAAAGTAAAGTCATTCCAGAGCAATTGACCATTCTTGATAAAGAATGAAAGAGATGGACTAAGGTCTTCTTTAAAGGGTGAGTGATATTTCTTCTTTAGAAGTATTGGTTCTCCCATTAGAGAAGCATAAACATCTACAGAGTTTATATCCTTTAACTTTAGTAGAGGTGCTGCTTTCATAGATTGTGAAAATAAAAGAGGGCTAATCTTACTGATTAGCCCTCTTGATTACTACTCTTGATTTTTTCAGAACGGAAGGTCGTCCCCAGAAATAGGGTTGCCTTCCGCGTCAGTAGAAGCTTTTTCAAAGATGTCCGTTTGAGCCTTATTTTCTGCATAAGTTTGCTCTTCTGAAGACATTGTCGTAACGTCACCTGTTACTTGTGCAGAAGGCACAATTCCGCCTGGTTTGTAAGGTCCCCATTCAAAACTAGAGACATTAGCACCCCATTGGTCAGGTTTAACAGCAGCTTTCATCAATTTGCCGATGCCTTCGTTAGACATATCATCATCTTCGTAGAAGAAGTGGCGATTGAATCTTGGTGCATAGATAGCCATGAAGTTATCCTTAATATGGATAAGCACTTGAGCTTTACCGCCTACAAGCTCCTGTAGGAAGGCTTCAACTCCCTCGAGTTCCTTGTTTTTGATGTCTTCCCAGGGCAGCAAAATATCAGTACCAGGACTGAACTTGTTTGCTCTTGAGACTACTTGTAGGAAGTGTGCGAAGGGTTCTTCTCCATCCAGCAAGAACCTTGTAGTCTTTTCTACTACCTCATTGGTTCTGTCATTGACGAAGTTGAAGAATCTTTTCTTGGTCTTCTCTCTCGAGGCCATGAAGCTATCGAAGCTCTTGTGGAACTTAGACAACTTCTGGAAAGAAGCTTGAGGATCGACATCTTCTGAGTAGGTATCACCAACCTGATTGATATACATAGGCGAACCAAAAGACTCCACGTGATGTGGACCACCATTTTTATGGGGTGCATCAGAGATGAAGAAGAAATGGTTCAACTTGAAATCAGGCAAGTCTTCGTGCTTGAAGTTTACTCGGATCTGCAACTTGGTTATCTCACCTTCAGGCTTGAAATCCTTAGAAACCTTCAACTCGAAAGAGTCGAAGGTTAATGAGGTGAAACCAGTGTATTTGCCGCTACCGGGTACTGCTTTGGATTTTTTCTCTGCTACTTTCATGCTTCAGTGGTGTTATTAGTTTCTACTACGACGGGTTTAACCTCGAACTTCAGAGTCAAGGTCACGGTTGCAGCATCAAATTCAACGCTGCTTGCTTCGATGAAGTAGGGTTCGTCACCTTTGAAGTCAGAGCTTTTCAGGCCAAAGTACTCATAGATACCAGGAGCATACTTTTTGATGTTCATACCACCTGTGGTCGTAAGGGCTACAGAACCGGTGCTCTTGTTGTTAGACACTACAAGAGTGAAGACGTCCGTCGTCTCATCTTTTCCAAGAATGGCATAGGCAGTGCAAACAGTGCTCGATACGGTTTTGCCATCAACGTTTTTGATGATGACTTTCGAGAACCCAGGAAGATGTTTTTTGAAACCGGCAATCTTAAATCCCTGAGTTTCATGTCGAATTTCGAGTCCTTCTTTTTCGTTAAAAATCTTGTGTTGTCTTGGGCTAAACAGCTCGTCAAGACTTTTGATTTTCTTTCCTTTGAAGGGTTTGAGACCATAGTTAGATGCTTCCATGTTGTGATTTTTTTAAAGATTATTGAAGATATTTTCCCAGTAAGTAACGACACCATCGTTACCTTCACTTCTGTTCTCAAGGAACAGTTCTGAAATCAGCACCTCTGTATTAGAGATATTCCAAGACCTTGCACCAGCACCTACGTCACCGTCTTTAACTACAAACGATATAAATCGTTTATTTTTAACGGCCTTAAACTGGCCTACGGCATCTACAGACCTGGATACAATAGTCTTATTTTTTCCAATCAAATCAACAGTTGATGTTGCTACTTCTTTCGTAGTTACCTCTTGGTAAATATCCTTGATATGCCCAAGATAAATAACTCTGTTTGCCATTGTAGCAATGAGGTCCAGTAATTCTTGTAGAGCATTCCTTAGATAAAGATAGCCAACGCTACCAGTATCTTTAGAAGTTACTTCCAGAACAGAGTTCCATTGATCGGGAGGTAGTAAAATCTTTCTATCGGTCTCAGAACGATTCCAATTTTTACCCTGCACCGTCTGCATAAAGTTCCAAGTTGCGAGAGCAGTTGCCCAAGTCTCAAGGTCTGATAAGTTATCTAAGATAACGTACTCAAAAGGTTTTTCTCTCTTTTCCAGCTCAGTTGCTAGATCTCTGATAGTCCTAATGTAGGCTAATCCAGCAGCTAGCGGTGCTTTACTTTTCAGCTTAGTGTTCTTTCGGATGTCGAAGAATCTACCACGAAAGTAGTTCTTTACAGGTTCTGTAGAAAGTATAAACCCCAACTCTCTATCAATAGGAGCTAGTGCAGATACAATTCTAGTCTTGCCTATCTTTGGTGGACCATAGAGCAAGATTGACGTTGGTCTTCCATCAATTTCATCAATTAAGTCGAACATAGTTTAGATGTTTTTATTGTGTCTTTTTCCTCTTGTGTCATTGTATGCCAGCTTCAACTTAATCAGTTGTGGCACAACATTTACATCTACTTTTAGATGTTCATTTGAGATAAAAGCCCAAACAGCTCTCAAGAAGGGTACTAGACCTTGTGCTGAAACTACAGACGGATGTAAGATACGTTCTCGAATGCTCTCCTTAGGGATGTTATTTGAGAAGTTAAAGTCCTCTGAAAGGTTCTTTTGAATCAGATCAAGTACTTCAAGGAACTCATCTTCTTGCTCTACAAGGGTTTCCGCAGCTCTAGATACATAGTCCACTACTCTAATAATAGTATCGACTACCTCCATCTGCACAGTGCTCTTGAACTGAGGATCAGTTTGAAAAGTCTTTTTTCCGGCCAATAAATCCGAAATATCAGGCTCTGTCAAGAAGGCTCTTTTCTCATAGGCATCAGCTACTTCGTGTAGTTCTCCTAGAATCTGAGCAGTATAAAAACTATGTCTGAAGGGTAGTTCGTGCCACCCATTTGCTTTGTTGGACGTCTTTATAGGGTCCACAAAATCCAATAGTGTTACATTCATTTCTTTGTTTTTAATTCAATGGGTTTAATAAAACCATTCTCACCCAAGAAATATAATGGGTAAGCCACATCATCAGGACCAAAAGAGTTTTTAAGCACGTGTAGAGCTCTAAATCTGTTGTTACCGTCCTGATCTACATAAGTAGCCAAATCCATTCCTAGATGGGTTCTAGCCTTCAATTTAAAAGGATTCAGAAGAATCAGGGCCTCATCTGCATCTTCATAAGGATTAGAAGCATTCTTGAAATCTGATATTCCAGGAACCAATTCTCCTCCATTACTACGATAAGATGACTCCAAGTTCCTGTTCATCTGTAGTATTGCTACTGGATGATAGGAAAGCATATCGCGGAATAGTCGATTATAAGAAGACATTATTTGAAGCAAACCTCTAGATTCGCTCTCGAAATATTTTCCATCTCTGGTTTCACCGTTAAGATTGCCAAGATGGTCTTGAATTATAATTACTATCTGATCACGCTTGTTCGGAGTATAGACCGTTTTTTCAACTGTGAAGTCTCCTTTCTTTGTTTGTATTTTCTCAAACTTACCATTTTTTTGTGCAAAGTCCATCACTGTCTTGTAGATACCTGTAGGATTTTGAGGTCCCTCAATCACATGAACTTTGTCAAGCATCTTTTCTACAGATGCAATAGCTGCCTTTGCTAAATCATAAATTTCCTTTTTTAGTTTGGACTTATATCCCATAAGTGCTTCAACATCTATAAGAATATTATGATCTGTGTACATCTTATGTGCAGCAAATTTAAGAATTTTGTAGTTTGTATTTCTCTCCATCGAGAAATAAAGCCAGGTGATATCTCTATTAGAGAGTCCTTGTTGATAGGGATTTAGAAGATATGCTGTATCTACAAAGGCTGTCTTACCAGAATTATGAGTTATGGTAAAGTCCTCCAGAAGATACCTATTGTCTCCATCAACAGCAAAACCATAATACTTTCCTTTACCAATAGAGGCTACGGTAATCTTAGATAAGTCCTTAGCACCGTTTTCTTCGTGTACTTTCTTACGTCTTACTTTACAAGGAACGTCTTGGACATTTCCAGAGATATACAATTTGTATTGACCAATAGATACATAGAATCCTAAAGTTCTACAGAGCTTAGCTACGTCTAATAAAAGAGTCTGATTAACATTGGTAAATCTGAGAGCATTTCCCTCACGATTACCGTCGGAATCAATTAAACCTGCAAGAAGCTCTAGTCGTTCTTCTCTTGAGGCTTTCAAATAGTTTTCTGGTATTCTCTTATTGTTATATACCTTTAAGTCCCTTAGTATTTGTAGTAATAGAAAATAGGTACAAGCTAGGCTGTCTTTCTTTCTTGATATTCTTATAGTTTCCTTAATAGCCTTAGCAAATTCGATAAGATAATTGATAATTTCTATGTCTAGAGTAGTAATAGCAGTTCTTTTCGATGTACCATCACCCAACCAAAGACCAAAGAAGTAGGGGTCTAGAGGCAAGGGAACATTAGACTCCGGGAAGTCTAGAGCTACTCTTTGACCTTTTAGAACACTACGGTGAGCAGCTGTGAAGTCTTTATACTTCTCAAGAGGAACATCTACAAGCTCATCCATGAGGTATCATAGAGTGTCAAGATGTGATTGTCTGTAACAGTATAGCTATGACCTTTAGATTGTATAATCCTGTAGAGTGGTCTTTCACCAGATTCTACAGACAATATGGTTCTAGGTAAGCCATCTGCTCCCATCAACAAGTCTCCTACTACAATATCCTGAGACTTCTTGTAGGATAAATCATACATCAGAACAGATTCATTCTCAGCTAAACAGCCAGGAAAACCTCCTACAATGGTGTATCTTTGTGGTGGAAGCAAAAACGGGAGTACTATTGTACCCCCGTTCAAGTAAATCTACTGCCTTCATCGTACTGTTATATTTGTTTTTGGAACATCATTTCTTTTAACGGTTTCACAATAGTTTTCAAGGAAGCCATCAGCTGTACTCTTAGCTCCTTTGATGATAAAGTTACCCGCTTTTCTGCAATACATATAGTTGTCTTTAGAGGCTTCTGTTTTTAGATAAAGTTCTGTAGCCGCTAGAATAGTTTCCTGATCATACTTGTATTGCTTCATAAACCAGATTAACTTGGCCCTCACAGTTGAAAGAGAGTCCTTATAGGAAGCATTTCCTGTATATTCAAAGAATAGATTTCGATATTTTTCAATAAATTCGGCACTTACACTGACCTTGAATACTTCGTCTTGTTCTTGCTCGATGATGTTTTCTCTATCAAATAAACGATCGTCTATAAAGAAGATACCTTCGATTAAAGATAGAGCTTGTCGCTCTGTTGGTAGAACAAATACATCATCAAGACCTTTTAGATAAGGAAGAATCAATTCTTCTTTTCCTCCAAGTCTAGCCATTAGTTTTTTATACATAGTTTTAGTATTTTATAGGGATTATTTCTTCCAGTAAATTGCTTCTGATGCTTCGCAAGTCATCTTTACTAAGTCCTTATGCTTAATAAACTGATTAGCGGTATCAGACATTATTTGAGCCAGCTGAGGGCCAATTCCAGGAGGTCCTTGAATAACTAGTTCATCGTGTACCTGTAGTAAGACTCTATAGCGAGGGTCATCATAAGTGGTTTTAAGATAGTCCATTACGTTAATCCAGGCTCTCTTAATTTGGTCTGCACAGGTACTCTGAATAGGGAAATTACAAGCTTCTTTTTCAATCTTGTGGGCTTTCTTAGTCTTATCAAAGTATCTCTTTCTTCCCATTTCATTAGCGACTACTTTCAAAGTGGTTACGGCTTTTTTCTTTATGGTTTTCTGAAAAGCTACAAGACCAGATAATACCTTTGACAAATTGGCATAAACTTCTTCTGCAAGAGGCAGAGCAATGTCCAATAACTGATGGATTCTAAAGGCCTCCGCGCCATAAATAAAGCCAAAGATTACCGGCTTATGCTGGTCTCTTAGGTTGCCATTGACTTTCTTAGAGATTTCCATAGGTTTCTTGTAGATTGTTCCATAAGTAACTTTGGCAAGCTCAGAATGCAAATCAATAGAACCTGAAGAACTAGCTATAAGTAACTCATCTTTAGACATATCTGCGGCTACTCGAAGTTCTTGTTGATCCATGTCGATAGTGTAAAGGACTGTGCCCTCTTCAGCTACAAAACAAGCTCGCATTTCTTTCTTTCTCGGAATGTTCTGTAGATTTGGGTTAGACGAAGATAGACGACCTGTATCCGTGTAGGTTTGAGTGTAATCCGTATGGATTTTACCAGTTACAGGATTGATGTTTTTCAAGAAAGTCTCACCATAAGTGGAGATATACTTGTTTAATTCTCTGTTCTCAAGCAGTTTGTCTAGGAAAGCTCGCTCTAAAGAGTCCTCTGCAAAGGAAGTTCTTGCATCAAGGATGTTGTCCTTACCTGTAGAATATCTCTCGGAGTCCTTCAATTTGATCTGATGTAGCTTTTCATAGTCAATCGGAACATCAAACAATTGGGATAAACCCTCATATTTCTTTTCGTTCTTGATGATTTTCTTGCTGACTTTTTTGTCTAGCCGATCTTTGATGTCTGCATTTTCCTTGAAACCTTTTAGTGTTTCTGTAGCTCTTAGGATTTCATAGAGTTCATCTCCTGTGTAGGATAAGAGTTCTTCTTTCTTTGAGTTCTCTGTTCTTATCTTGTAGAATTTTGTATTGTGATACTTTGTTTTCTTGTGTTTGCCAATAAGAGAAACTACAAGAGTATCAAGTTCTACAAGGTTGTTCTTCAGTTCTATTTCCTTTACTCTTAAAAGCTCCATCCATTTTGTAGAATCCAACAAAACACCGTAGAGTTCTACTTCTACAAGATAAGGCAAGAAGTCCATTTCGAAAAGAAATGTAGCCATTAGTTTTTCTTGGGTAAGCCTTTTCTTGAGAAACTTTGCAAGAGCTTCTAGGTGCATTACGTCTTCGAGAGCATAGTTTATTTGTTGTTCAGATAAGTTTTCTAGTTTGGCGTTTATGAAGCTCTTTTGATAAGTCTTGTTTAATTTGATGCCTAGGAAGTCTTTTAAGAGGCTTTCGAGACTGTTGGTATCTCGGATACCATTGTAGGCTACTTGTGCCATAACCTGCGTACAGAACACTTTTTTTGGGGTTTTTCCGTAGTGCTTCTTTAGAAACTTCAAATCAAACTTTGCATTGTGAGCAACTACAGGAGTATCCTCATTGTAGTATTTCATAATAGTCTCATTGTTAGTTTCATCCAACAAAAAAGCCTTTGCACCCAACTCCGACTTCAGAGCTAAGATCAAAGGCTTATCTACGTGGGGATCTAACCCAGTAGTCTCAAAGTCAAGGTAGTAAATCTTGCTCTTCTGAAGTAGTAGTTGTAGCTCGTTCATAATTGGTAATTTTAAAGGGCTCCCAGTTTCCTAGGAGCCCTGTTTCTTTTTACTCCTCGTCGGCGTAGTCTTCGTCGAACTCGTCGTCGAAGTCATCGTCTTCCAGTGCGGCGTCACGTTCGTCGTTGTCCTCATCATCGAAGTCGTCGAAGTCTTCTTCGTCGAAGTCTGCGTCTTCGAGATCGAGGTCGAGGTCATCGTCCTCTTCTTCGAGATGGAAGTCTTCGTCTTCCAGGAGGGCGTTTTCCTCGTCAGCGAGGTCCTCCCAAGTTGGTTCAGCTGTGTTCTGCATTGCCGTGAATTTGTTTTTGTTTTTCTTCCCGTTTTTTTGCTTCCTCGTCGGTCAACTCCTCAAGGAGTTCGAGGTTCCAGAGTGCTTGCAGCACGTCGATTCCAGTGGCTTTTTGCCAGAGTTTGGCGTCCACTTTGTCTTCGAAGATGTCAGCCAGCAAGTGGCCATTCTTCGCGGAAGCGGTCTTGATTTCCCAGCCATCCAGTCGGTAGTTGTTCAGGAGACCGATTTTCTCCAGCTCCTTCCAGAACCAAGGGTTCTTGGAAAGGAAACGCAGGAGGTCTTGGTCGAGATCCCAGGACTCTTCAAACCCTGCGGCAACGAGCTTGTTGGTCAAGAAGACGTCGGCCTTGATGATGCCAAGGAAGGTCTCCTTGACGATCATCGAGCTCTTCAGCTTCGAGATGGCTACGTTGATTTTGTTGAGAGCTTTGGTAGCTGTTGAGCGGTCAAAGTCTTTTTTCTTGAGCAGCTTCGTCAACTCATTGAGCATTCCGAAGATGAGGAAGAAGAACTTCCGGCTGTCCAATGAAGGTATGCGTGCCTTCTTGTTGTGCTTGAGCATTGTTTTGTGTTTTTAAACAGAACTTAATCGGTACACACGTACACGATTGTCTCTTCGACGTGCTTCTACAGGGAGGTCTTTGCCGCGGAGAAACACCGTGAGTTGGCGATAGTACGCCGCATCATAGGAGATGTGAGAAATCCCCTCTTTTGAGCTTGCGAAGGTCTCAATTGGTTGGAGATCCCACCAGCGATTCATCTCTTGACGCCAGTTGATCACCGGCAAAGGAGGCAACTGGACACCAGGAAGTCTTACCAAGAGGCACTCGTTTTTGAAGTTTCCATTCTGACGTACTTTGAACATCCCACGGAAGTGGAGTTCTGCGTAGTATGAAACCTTCGAGATGTTGTAGGGCAAAACGACTACAGAGTGTTCCTGAACAGGATCTCTTGGTCCACCGACGTGGGGAACAAGACTTTCAGCGTAGCCCTTGAGGGCCAGATACAGCTCAGAGTTCTCCTCAGAGAGTACTGGGCCGTACTTTTGCAGCTTTTGTGCCTTTGTGAGCACTACTTTTTCCTTCATAAAAACTTTCTTTGTTTGTTGGTTATTTTATCCCGAAGGTAATTCAGGATTTCTCTTCCTTGTAGTTTTCTCCATCGGAGATTGGGCAAGATTGGTCGAAGTAGAACTTCTACAGCATAGATCTCATCGTAGGTGTTCACTGGGAACACCATGTTACCCTGATGTGGTCGGAAGCTTTCAAGCTCCTGTTCCAACACATTGTAAGGGTCATTTTTGAGGGGATCGTACTTTTCAAAGTTCTTCTCCGTGATCGCCGGAAGAAGATAAACTTGCCAGTTTCCTTCTTCTGAACCAAGAAGTAAAATCATAGGTCGAGAAGGTGTTTGGTGAGTAATATTCGTCCTGTAGATTTTTCAATCACAATAGTATCATACACCAATGATGAGTGTTCCCTTGCAAATATTTTCAAAGCTGTGAAGCTAGAAAAGACTACAGGGAGGTGTCGTTTCACCTTTAGCTTTGGTGTGTAGATTTCAGTCTTGAGGTACGCGTGAAGCATACCTTCGCGGGGCACTATGATCAGTGTGTACATTGTGTTTGTGGTTTTAAGTGCCCGGGACGGGAGTCGAACCCGCATAGACCATTCGGTCCGAGGGATTTTAAGTCCCTAGCGTCTGCCAGTTCCGCCACCCAGGCAAGGAAAAACCCGCTTATTCAGCGGGTTTCTTGATGTACAGCGCAATATGCACTGCTTGATCCTCTGTGAGGACTCGTTCTTTTTGGGGAACTCTGGGTTTTGGTGTTGGGCGCACTTTTGTTCTCCGAAGAGCTCTTTGGTTTTTTACGTAGCTCTCGAGATCCATGCCGGCTTCTTGTGCAGCTTTCTCAACCAGGCCTCTGTAGTGTTGAACCAGGCTAGGACTCAGCAGTGAGTACTTGTTCCCATTCCTCACGTAGAGTTCGTTACGGATTTTGAAGGCCGATCTGTCGTCGAAGTAGAGCTCTACAGCTTCTTCAAGTACATCGGGTCCCAGTTTCGTGGCAATTACGTGGTACTCACCATTGACCTTTCTTACCAGAACGTCCTCGAAGATTGCAGCCAGCCGATTGGCTTTCTGCATACTTTTCAGTTGCTGGAAGACGAAGTTTCTGACTGCGGGCTTGGGTTTCTCCCAGGCATTCTTCAGAACAAGCAGGTACTCCCGCAGTTCGGAATCCAGCTTTGTGGATCGAAGAGCTCTTTCGATGAGTCGTCTCCGGACATCCGTCCCGTTTCTCTGTGTGTCACAGTTTCTGAGGAACTGCGAATACCTCTTGTACTCAGGAAACTTATCCTCAGGTTCTTGACCCGAGGTTATTGTTTCCTTGCAGAAAAAGACTTCTGGTTTCATTACTGTTTCGGTTTAATTTTCCGAATGTTGATGGCGATTACTTCTCCAGCTTCGTTGAATGAGAGGCTGAAAGTTACATGATCCCCGTAGGGATTCTCAGTTTCGTAGAGCAGCTCATTGGCCTCGAAAGGAATCAGTTGCTCCATGACATCGTCCTTGATGCCTCCCATCTCGGTGTTCCAGAAGATGATTTTTCCCGTTCTCCGTGCCCTGTAGAACTCTTGGAACTCCAAGAATACATAGACACAGAACGTGATGGAAACCAAGAAGGCAAGTGTCCAACCCAAGGTTTTCATGTTAAATAATTTTCGTTTCTTTTTGAGTGGTGGCTGTAGTGGAATCGTGTAGGAGTTTCGCGGTTCCACCAAATCGACATACTGATGGACCAGTATGTAAACTACAGGCTCTTGCGGGCCATCAGAGTAGATTTCGTGCATCGTCCCCGTGTTTTTCGAAGATTATTGAGTCCTTATGTACCTGAGGAGACCAATCCGCATAAGCAGAGTGGTCCTTTTCATCTGGAGAGATTTCTACAAGCTTCTTCATGATTCTTTTCACTACACCTCTGTGCAATGATTTACGAAAGCTTACGAAGATAACTGTGTCCCCAACTCTAACCTCTTTGCCATCAAAAACCCGAATTGAAATGGGATCCTTTTTCATTGGTATATCTTTTTATTACGTTATCTGCTCGTACCCTTCTTGTTAAAGTATGTCCTGAAGGATATAGTGCCTTAATAACTACAAACTTAGTAGTAAAGTCAATGACTTCTCCGTTAAAAAACTGGTTTACTCTGTAGAATATGACTGTGTCACCGATTTCTACCTCTTCCTCATTGAAAACTTTCATTGTGCGGAGGTCGTCCTGTAGTATTTTTTTCATTGTTGATGTTTTTACTTAGTCTAAAAATTCGACATCCACCAAATCTATGGTGTATTTCATCCCAGTTTCTAAAGCGAAACCCAGGTTTTGCTATGGGTTCAAATAAGCCTAGTTGTCTAGGTCTGGGAAACATTTCTGTTTTCCCTGATATAACTCTCTTTATTGTTTTCATTCGTATTTTTGATTAGTCTCATACCTATCAGCTTATGCCTAACCCTAAGATAAACAGGACCATCAAAGTTCATAAAGGGTACTTTCCCCCATGAGGTGTGCCCTTTTTTTGGTAATACAGCGTCTTTTGTAATATACATTATTCTTCTTTTTAATTGTGCCCTCCGGGGGGTTCGAACCCCCACGCCTTTCGGCGCTAGCTCCTAAGGCTAGTGCGTCTCCCAGTTCCGCCAGGAGGGCTTTAATAGAATACTCCGAGGGATTCGAACCCCCGCCCTTAGCTACCATTTGCTAACGTGCTACCATTACACCAAGAGTATTGGTGACCCCGGAGCGACTCGAACGCTCGACCGACAGCTTAGAAAACTGTTGCTCTATCCAACTGAGCTACGGAGTCTTAAAAAAGGTTTATCGAGAACCCAGCTTTACTCGGGATTTTTACTCCCCAAGTTCTGTACTTGATTTTAGAGACCTGTCCTTTGGTTGGTCTCTTTATTATTCGTTCCTCCCAGATCCCCATCCTAGGATTTATAGGGGAGACATAGGGTCAGCCGATACAGTGCTAGCTAAACACCAGAGCTCTCGATAAACCAATTGCGCCCCCACCTGGGATCGAACCAGGGACCGACAGATTAACAGTCTGTTGCTCTGCCAACTGAGCTATAGGGGCTTCTTTATTGGACGAATACGTGCACGTGAAGTTACGAAACTTGCAGGTGCTCTATAAACTCTATTTGATTTCGGGTTTATACTTTTGGCTTGTGTAGGAAGTCCATTTGTTGACCAGAGTCTAACGCGAAGCACGTCCATTGTTTAGGCATTATTTAGATAAAGCCAAAAGTAGCCAGAAATCAAAGCTACAAAGAGCATACAAGCTAGTAAAATTAGGCCTAGAGGAATCTCTGAATACTCTTCTTGCCATTGTTTGAAGAAATCTTTTATCCTCTTAATCATGGGTTATTGGGTTTAATGGTTCTAAAAGTAAATAATTCATAGAGTTGGCTCTGTGGATGCACCACGGACTTTCTGTGATTCTTATCAAAGGGGTATCTAGTGTCTAAACTGTAGATGTTTTTATAGCTACGATACATATGAGTAGCTAGTACTCTTATATGATGCTGTTCTGAGATTTTAATAGGTATCATTTTGAAGGTTTAGTCATTCTTATACTTAGGAAATGACTTTTTTGCATTGTCATAGATTTTCTATGAGCGTTAACTGCTATCTTACTCTTTGCAGAGGTTATCGCAAGGATTGGAGATAATTTTTTCATCTTTCTTTATGTGTTGTGTAATTCTTATGGATGCTGCTGCAGCTCCAATTGCTAAGAAGGTAGTACTATGATTT